GTAGCTGTTTGTTTTTCCGCGGTTGCTCCTGCAGGTGCTTCTAGTCCCCAAGGACGATAGTAACTACCCCAACGCTCTAAGTCATATGGTTGACCGTCTACACTTGCGTCAAACATTTCTTTGATTACACGCAATTCTGCTTCGCCGGGACGCTTTGGCAAGAACTCTGCTAAATTGTATAAACCATGTGCTTCAATAGCGGCTTGTTCTGCTTCGGTCAATGCTGACTCTTTACGTGCCCAATTACTTGTTGAGTAATCAGCATAACCACCTTTACTTGTTTTCTTAATATTCAAATCAAGACCACGCATAAAATCTGTTGGCAATTCTTCCATCTCAGGATCCATCAAACTTGATTTGATGATTGTGAAAATTTGTGGACTAATAATGAATCTACGAATTGGGTTAGCTGGCGTTTTGTCATCACCGATTGGGTTCTGACGAACAAAACCTTGAAACAAGTAACTGCGTTTCTTCCAGTATTTGTTTGCCAACTCTTTTAATGTTTCATCTTTGTACCAAGGACGAACCTCAGTTAAGATTGGGCATTGTGCTTTTGGATCATACATCTCAACGCAAGGAACTTGTACTTCAATACGTTTAACATTAGGATCACCCTTAACTCCATTGAATGGAAGTTTAATAATTTGTCGTTCTACCCAAAAGTACGGGTTATTGCTATCTGCATCGGGTAATAGACGCAATGCGGCATTTGTGCCTTCGTCCATATTCCAGTGGGGGTAGATAGAGTTGTCTGATTGTTTCTGTGTTGAGCCAGAAGTTGATTTGTTTTCTTGTGCCGCAATGCGGGCACGAATCTCTGCTAATGATGCCATGATAAATTTCCTTATAAATTGAGATGGTCTCGTTTTTAATATTCGCCGCTTCCCTATGAAGCAACTAACATAAGAGTCAGTATAGCATTACTAACTCTCAATGTCAATACTATTTATTCCTTTTGTGGGTAAATAGATTTTTTTTATGGTTTTTTAACCCTTTTTGATGTAATCTAAACCAATGATGTTATCTAACATACGAGCATATGTTTTATCTAGGCTTTCATTAAACAATTCGTATTGAGCTTGTAGTTCCCATAATTTATCTTTAACAGTATCCATCCATGGGTTAACCTCTTTAGGTGTTAACGGAGTCTTGTCATTGCCTAAATTATATAACAAAGGAATATATTCTTCTAATGTATCAGCTATTTGTTTATCACTATAACCCTTTTCTGCTAAATCCGTAGCATATCTTCCTTTAAACAGATTAAACAACCCTAGAAAATGTTTTGCTATCCATTCATTATACTTGGCATTACGATATTGGCGAGTTGGCGCAGGAGTATAACCTTCTGTGTAAATTATACTTTCTTGTACATTAGAAGGTGCGTTTTGTTGTTTTTGAGCACCACCCATAATCCAAGGCACGTCAGCTACAGCTACATCTTTTTCTGGTGTAGCATTGCTGGTAATCTTCTGAATGTGTTGATTAATAAAATCTAATTTTTTACTAACATCATTTTTCATTTTACTAATATCGTCTGCATCTTTACTAATTTTTTCTGCATTTTGCATAATACCGGCTCTTAAATCATAAATGATATCTTTTTCAGATTTCATCTTATTCAATTCTTTATCAAATTTATTAATCTCTTGTTGATAACCCTTAACTATATCAGCATATTGTTGAATTTCACCAGCGTGTGTTTTTTGCATGGTGCCAACTTCGCCTTTTTTCTTATCAATATAGTTTGCAAATCTATTTTCTTTTTTATCTAATTCTTCTTGTGTTTTGGCTAATTGGTTCTCAACTTTTTTATACAAGTCATCACCAACTTCTTTTTGTTTATTAAGTGTATCTAATAAAGAATTTATTTTTGCTATATCTGCATTACCGGCTGATGGATTAGAAGCCATACTTTTAATTTGTTGTTCTAATTGTTTAAACTTTTCTGGATCCATACCAGGTTTATTTTTTAACATTGCCAAATCTTTATTAAGTTTTTCCAAATCATCAGCACTCAATTGTGCTTTACGGGTTGTTTCTTTACTTCCGGTAGATAGTGTACCACTAAGTTGTTTTATCTTTTCAATTTCACGGTCATTTATTTCTGCTTGTTGTGCTACCTGTTGTATTTCTTGTTCTACCGTTTGACCCAAATCATTTACTATACCGCGTAGACGTTCGTTCTCACGCTTTTGAGTATCTAACAATTTATTTTGATTAGAATCGGTTTTTTCCTGATTCTTCATTTCATCTGCAATTAATAATATCATTGCCTGTTCTGAAGAATAGCCTGGATATTTATTCTTAGCTCTATATATTAAGTCTCTATCAACTGGCAACCCTTTAACAGTACCCTGATCAGGTTTGTCAGCTTCACGTAATAATGATGAAATTTTCATGTATTTATATCCAAATATTATTTAGTAAGGCCAGCAATATGAAGTATTCTTGCCAAGTCCTCTGATCCTTCAGCTACTGTTTCATTAGTTAAAGGTGTATCTAATTTCTTAACAGGGGGTTTAGGAGTAGGATAATACCCAGTCTTAGCTTTATTTTTTGTTCCTAAAATTTGAGGATTATCTACTCTTTTCTTAGTAGTATCATTTTCTTCGCCCTCACCAACTAAATCACCAATAGTTGCCGGCTTGTTTGCTTTAGGGCCCTTATTACGCCATTGACCTGCTACACCAGTAGCATAATGTCCCGCAAATTCGCTTTCATTTGTGCCTACTTTATTAATTTTAGTTCTAGTTGTTTTCTTAGGAGTTGTTTTCTTAGGAATTTTTATTGTATTATCGGCTGCCGGTTCTTGCGTTGATTGAGTAGTTTGTGGTGATACCTCTTGTGCTAATTGGTCAAATTTTTCTTTGCCATACATAGCTAGTTTAGGTCTACGATCCTGTCTTACTGTTTTAATTTTATCTACTACTTGGTCTATCTCTTTTGTAACTTCTCCACCTAATGGGTTAGTACCCTTATTAGCCTGAGCGATAGCTGCCGATGATTGTCTTCCGGTTCTCATTGTTGCAGTAGCATTACTTGTAAAATCAGAATCTTTATATTGTTTTGGACTAGAAAGGTCTTTAGTTTGTTGAGCATTTGATTGATCCCATTGTCCAGTCATCGGGGAATCTTTCCATGATCCTTGATATTGATTAGTTTCTTCCCAACCACCATTTGCTGTTTTTTGGTATACTGGAGGTAGACCTTTTGCTTGTTGTGCCGCATTTACCTTTTCTGGATTTACTCCAGGAGGTAGACCTGTACTTGTTTGCCCTGATGGTGCTGTATTATCAGAAGTTGGTGCATTTCCTATCTCTGCATATTTTGCGAGATATTTTTGTTTTGATCCATTGGGTGCTGTATTACCAGAAGTTGTTGCTTTTACTTGTTTCGGTTCTTGAGCATTACTCGGTTGAGCAGCAAATGATTGTCCTTGTTGTTTTCGTTGATAAGCAGGTATGCTTCTATCTGCGCCTTGCCAAACATTTGTATTTGTTCCGGATGAAGGGCCTTGTATAAAGTTCTTCATTAGGTTATCAACTGTTTCTTGTGGGACACCTGCACTAATCATAACTTTAGCAACAGCATCACTATCTGTAGGACTATCAGCTTTCTTCCATGCTTGTAACAGTTTATCAGCAGTTATTTTAGTTGTTAGATTTTGACCTTTTGTTTTAGCCCAATTTGATGCCTTGCCTGCCGCACCCCTGAGTGTATCCATGATACCCTCATCAATACGGCTTTGTCTTTCAACAATTTTACCTATCAATAAAAAGATTTGTGATTCAGTTAAGTTTACAGATTCTTTCATCACACCAAATTTTCTTGCTTGATTAGCTGATATCTGGTCATAAGGATATTTACCTGCACCAATTTTGTTCCATGTATCACCTGCAGTTCCTACACCACCTTGATATGGACTTGAACCAGTTGCACCGGGTATATTTAATTTTTGTCCAACCGCTAATCTATCTGGATTAGCAACTTTAGGTGCTGTCCTTACATCATAATCTTGTTGTACACCAGTACCTGATGGTACTGCATCACCCATTGGATTAACATCGGATAATGCATTAGGATTATTCCATGTCATAGATTGACCATTAGGAGTAACAGTTGTTGCCCCATTATTGGCTTTCATTAATTCTTCAACACTAACCCCATACTTTTCAGCAATTTGACTTAATGTATCACCTTGTTTAACTACATAGTCAGTACCATTGGGTAATTTAACACTATCAATATTATCTGGCAAGGGGACATTGGGTTTTTGAAAATATTGAGCAAGTTGACTTGCACCATATGCCAATGCACCAGTCTTAGCACCACTCCAGGCTGCGCTAGTGAATTTATCACCTTGCAATAACTTATCTGTCATTTTGAATAAGCCTAATGCTGCCGCACCACCTGCGCCTGCACCACTTAAACCAATTGCGGCAATAAGTGCGGCATATATTACACCCTGAGCTACTGGATGTTTTTTAGCAAAGTCACGATAGTATTGAACATACTTCATTGCACCTTGATCGCCGCCCGTTGCTTGTTTCAATCGGTCTGCTATCGCATCATATTTTTTCTCAAACCCATCAATAGGTTTTGAATTTTGTGCTTTAGTTTTTAAGTTTTCCCAAGCTTGACCTACTGCAGATGCGGCATCTTTGCCTTTACCGATCAATGTACGATTATTGCCGCCGCCAGTTTCAATGTCTTGTGCACCTTGAAAGATTTGTTGAATTTGATCTGGAGTTAATTGTGCTTCCACTAATTTACGACCAGCACTTTCCCACAACTTATAGGTGCGGGTTTCAGTAATCATTACTTTGGGTTTTGAATAATTTTCTTTAATCATGGTGCTACTTCTTTCAATACTTTTCTATATTAAATAATTTTTTCTGTAATGCAGCCATGCCAGCTGAACTAGTCATATTCTTTTCATCAGCTTTATCTAAATCTTGTTTAGTAACTTTCCAGTCACCGCCTTTTTCTTTACGATGTACTGCAGGTGTGTTGATTTTCTGATCGGCCTTTTGTGCATCATCTAAAGCTTCATCAACTGGTTTATCTTTTGGTTCTGGCTTTTTACCAGTTTGTGGTACACCTGCTTTTTGTTGTAAATCTTTAATTAGGTCTTCTTCACTACCACCGCCTAATTTGTCAAATATTTTACTGCCTACTTTTTTAACAGTATCTACAATACCTTCTTCAAGGTCCTCATGTGCAGATGAATAGGCTGCATGTACAAAATCTTCTATGTCTGGATGACTACCACCTATCATCCAATCCATACCACCACTATCAGGTTGAGGATATATAGTAGCAATTAATCCATTACTAAATTCTAAAACCCATGTATCATCTTCTCCGGCTGGGCCAAATGCAGATTCTAGGTTTTCCTTAGATGTTCTTAATGAACCCTGTCTTGTTGTCTTATGCGCCTTCATTCCGGGATCATCACTAATGTTCATAACTTCAGTTGGATCAAATTTATCTAAGTGACGTTTATCGTTTTTTGATCTACCAAACATACCTGATTCAGGAACACCCATAGGGTTAATAGCTTGTTGACCACCATCACCCTCTTCTAAATCAGATTCAATTAAACTATCAGCCCATTCGCTTAATTCGTTAACTTCTTTCATCTCAGCTACTTTTTTATGTAACTTATTTAATATTGGCATTACACTCTCAATGCGTGGGTCTAATGTTTCTTGTACAAATAATTCATTCAAATTGTTTTCTTCTGTTTCATCTTCCATTAATGGCGGAGTATATGATTCAAAGTACGCATTGTAACCACGAGCACCACGCATCTTGCTTAATGACTCTCTTAAACTTTGATAGTGATTAATACCTTCATTAACTAATTGTTGTGCTGATTCATTAAATTGATTATTACGGGTAGCACGAACAAATGCACCCATCTTATTGTATTCTTCACATAGACTAATAATATGATTCCAACGATCATCATGTGGTAAACCACCTTCAGCTAAATGACGGGCATATACTTGAGCAACACCTGGTTTAGTTGTAGGAGCAAGAATTCTTTCACCTTGTGTATTCTCTAAGAAGATACGATTTACATTGCGATAACGCTGTTCACCTTCTTCAATTTGACGACTATGTTCAATAACAATCTTAACTGTTGGAATATTGTCATTATAACTGGCTTTCTTACCCATTGGATAGTAGCCTTCTGATATTCTTTCTTGCTTTTTCATATGTTCCCTTTTTGCCATATCATATTTTAAATGGTCTCTGTTTTTAACTTCAAAACTCAATTGGTGTTGCTGTGCAAAACGCTTTAAATGATTCAATAGTTTGTACCACGAATCATCCCCACCATTATCTTCTTTTTCACTATTAGCAACATCGTCACCAAAATAGATTACTAACTTGTGTAATCCGTCAATAGATGCCGTTACGGTTCCGTATTCTTCCCCGTCTTTAGTAAATTTAAACTGAAAGACTTCAGCTTCTTCTGGAACTGGAATTTCCTTACCGGAAGTGTCTAATAGTGTAGGGGCATAACCTCTACTGCGTAATAGTTCAAATAATGAGCGGTTGATTGATTCTTGATTTTTAGCCATATTGTATTTATCTTTTTTGTCTTAGCTTATCACCGCAAAGAAAGGTAAGGGAGCAATGTATTCATCGTGGTCACGAATCTGTGTCTCTAAATTAACATGATAATCACTTAACTGCTGTAACATTCGTGTTACTAATAAACTGGCCATTATCAAATCGTCGGTATCACCTATTTTAGCGGCATAACTACCGCCATGGGCTACAAATGCTTTCATTTCACTAATAAGACTACGACTATTTACAGTCATTTTCTTACTTTCTACCAATGTTTTGAACTTTGCACAGCTTGCTAATTTACTCTTATTAGTTGTGTTAAAGCCTCTACGACCTTTACCTGCCTCACTAATAAAGATACCCGGAATATTGCTCTCCCCATATTCATTTAATGATATGATAGCGGCTTCTCCTATGCCATTACATTCAATACTATAATAGATATTATTAGGTTCGTTAGTACATTCAGCTATATATTTGCTAATTTGTGCCAATAGTTTGATTTGACTAGGGATATCGGTTTTATTGTGTTTCCATTCACCAACTTGTGTAGTAGTGTTTGCTTCAAAGATTTGTATGGCAGCAGGATCTCCACCTGTACCAAGACTTGGATCTAATCCTATACAATAGATATTACCTTTCTTGGGTTTATCATACCAACGAACTTGTCCTATACGATTTACAGGTTCTATACCTTCCATAGCTATCAATGTATTTGGATTAATTAATGTCTCATCAGCAATAATAAATTCGCAACCAATCTCTCGGTTAAAACGATCATCACCAAGCTGTGCTTTTATTTCATCAGCCCACTTTTGATCTCGTCCCGGCTGTTCGCTCCAATGCGCTCTATATGCTCTGAACCCATTTACACCA